ACTCTACTTTAAATTCTTCCCTAGTTTCCTCTTCTCTCCCGGCGGGTAAATATTTTACATAAGATTGTAGTTCATTTATCTTATCCTTAGAGACATCCATTCTTTTCAATAGAGAGAACAGAGATTTACCCTTAGCATCACAAGTCCAGCAATGCCAGGTGTTTACACCTTTAGAATTAGTATTTAAATCGATTTCTAGTTTAGGTTTATGATGATGGCAGAAAGGGCAATGAAAAGCATAATTAGATCTAGAGGTATGTTTCCCCTTATCTAATACGCTTTCTACGAAGCTAAGTAAAACCATAGAGTTATTCATAGCTTAAATATAAGAATAAATCTTCAATATTCAAACTAAATTAGGTCTTTTCTATAAAATTTACCTAAGATGTTATCGTTATAAGAATCTACCTCTAAAACATTATATTTCATTTGGTAGTTAATTTCATAATATGTTAACTGCTTTTTACTAAAGCAGAAGTATAATATATTTCTCTCATATATATCTTCACCTATTTCTTTAATATCAGCTAAAAGTTCTTTAGATGAACCCATATAAACTTTCCAATTACTTTCTTTAGTAACTAACTTTTTAGTGGGTTTTCTACCAGGACCGGTTTGTTCGGCTATTTCTTTTTTGGTAAGCTTTTTATTTGTATTTGAGTATAAAGATTTTTTACCTATATAAACTTTACCGGTATTTCGATTTTTTATAAGATAAATAAAACCTACACAATTTTCAGGGAAATCCTCTAAGGATTCGATAAAGCGAGATTTATCTTTCTCACTTACATATAACCATTTTCTCATTAACTATCGTATTTTACTATAAATGTTACATCTGTATTTGAAGGCATTCTAAAGGGCTGGGCTAATTTACCAACTACTAATAATTCATCACTTGTATTATATAAACCCACTGTTGTTACATAAGGGTTAAAATCCGAACCAGTAATATATGGGTAATAATCTCCTTGGGAGCCTGAAACTGCTGATGGGTTTTGAGTTAGATTAAATTCATTCTCACTAACCTGACATATAACTTGAGTTTCATATATAGTATTAGTAGATTTAAATGAAAGTGATGAAGATATTATAGTACTAGGAATTGCATATCCTTGATTAGTTATTACAAATATTCCGTGTGAATAAAAAATATTTCCTACTTTTGAATCACCGCCTGAACCTGTTACATATCCATCTAAAACATATCCATTTAAAACATATAAATTAAGAAATGGAAGCACGTCGTATACGTTTCCGTTACCATCATCTACTAAGTAATAGGAACTGCTTTTTTCTAATATAAAATTTCCCGGCTTTATTTGCTCTCCATAAAGAGTTTGAGGTATAGATAAGGCATATACGTTAGATCCTACATTTATAGGAAAATATCTACTTTCATATTCTAATGTTCCAGAAGCTGCAGTAGATTGAATAAAATTATCATAGAATGATCCACTTATATTATTTTTTTGAAATGAAGAAGTTAAGAATCCAGAATAATATAATTGCTTTACAGAGTTATAGTTTATTAAACTCTGTGAAATAGGAGTAGTAGTTTGATCGATATAGCTTCCAGTATATAATACTATATTATTAGCACTAAAAGAAGCACTTGGTATAGTATATTGTTTAAATACTTTAAATGGAGATACTGTAAGATCTGTACCCTTTAGTGATTTTATAGCAGAGCTCATATTTCACTTTTTACCAATTTAATTTAACTCTTATTAATGCTTCTTTTGTAAAGTCTTTAGGTAGAGGTTTTGATAGTTTAGCTACTGATAATAAATCTTCACTATCGTTATATAGTCCTACTGTAGTTATATATGTTTGAGGATTATTAATTAAGCTAGAATATACTAATTCACCACTTCCGCTTATCATTGAAGGATTTGTAGTATAGTTAAAGTCAGCATTTTTAACTCTAACGAATATATAATTAGAAGATATAGTTTCTTCACTATTTAGCTGGAATCCTGTATTACTTGATATAGAAGCTCCTCTATTAATAGCGTTATATAGTTTAGTAAAATTAGTTGTATTAGTATTAGGAGTTACAGCTGTACCTAAGCTTAGACCGCCACTTACTGCAGTTAAATCTAAAGCTCCTGGATTTAATACAATTAAGCCAACATCTGGTAGGAATAAACCGTATGATCCTGAAGCTGTATATCCTGCTGTAGAGGCTCCTGCTGGGATTACGCTAGAAGGGGTACCGTTACTTCCGCTAACAATATCATATACTCTACCACAATCTAAGAATGTAGTAGTTGTAGTAGTAGCACTATTATTGGTTAATTGAATTCTATTAACACCGGTAGATCCGCTAAGATACAAATTAAATGTAGATAAGAATAGTTTTTCTTTATATTTACTTCTATTAATATTAATTACATATATATCTTGGGCATTACTATTTCCTGTACCGAAATTAAAGTTTTTATTTTCATCTCCATATACTAATGTTCTATATTGACCGTAAACGGTTCTGGAAGGAGATTGAGTGTTAACTAAGGGGTTATAATATACTGATCCGAATCCATTAACGTTGCCGTATGCTATAGAAAATTCAGGACCTGTTGCCACGCTAGCTGATGAATAAACATCAATATAGAATGTAGGAGAGTTAGATATAGTACTCTGAGTTGCAAAAGAGGTTAATACAGTTGCATTATTACTCCATGCTGGTGCAGTAACTGAATCAGCACTAACTACGAAATCGGTTGGATCTATTGATACAAAGCTCATATTTTATTTTTTATTGTTGTTTTGTAATAGTTACTGGTATTGTTACTCTAGCACCAGAGTCTCTACCTACTATGATTAAATTAGTTTCTAATTTAGTAAGGGATCCGAATAACGTATTAACCGTTGTTGCAGTTAAATTGATAGTAGCTCCAATTACTGTTTTACTTACGTTGGTACCTAATGTAGTTGTAGAGTTAGCATTTGTTGCTTCTGCTGTATTAATACCTGTACCTGTGAATGATGCCATTGTTCTTACATCACCTATAGTAGCAAGGTATCCTGATTGCTCAAATGTAGAGTTAGCTCCTAAATAATTAAGAGTTTGAGGAGTAATGGCTAGAGAAGCGCCTTGTTTTAAAATAATAGAAGAGTATCCTAAATCTAGAGTAGGAATCTTAGCAGTACCTCGAGGTAGGGTAATTAACTTATACTTCATTATTTGAGTATCGTCAGGAAACGCTTCCAAAACAGGCATTGCTTCGATAGCTTCACCGTAATAAGCTGAACCTGAAGGGTGATTAGGATTATACATTGTATAATCTACTTCATCATCTGACAAAGAAAATTGAGTAATTGTAAAAGAACCATCGTTTCTTGATAATAGTTCTCTACCTTTTTTAGTTAAAATTGCGTCAACTACTACGCTAGTATTATTTAAATATCCCATATTGTTTTAAGTATATATTATAAATATAAAAAATTTTGAAATTATTACTAATTGTTAGAAACCACCACCATTTAATTGATTTAACGGATCTGATACATCATTAATTAATTTTTTAGATTGAATTTCTTTAGTTATTGTATCTATGTTTTCTATTACATTAGGATTAACATCTTCCGGTATCGTGAATCCGTAAGAGGTTTTACCTTCAGGTTTAACATAATTTACATATATTGATGTTTCATCTTCTTTCTTTTTTAAGAATATAATTGTATTTAAATTACCATCAGGTGCCGATCCGGAAAATAAGTTAGAAGGTAATTGAGGAACAACAGATATATCTACTCTATTAGTATTTCTTCTAAAAGAACTAACTATATCATATTCTGAAAAAGCAGCTCTATTTTTTAAGTTAAATAATATTTTATCTCCTGGTTCTAAAGTAAATGGTTCAGTAACATCTCCGTATCTGTTATATAGATTAGAACCGGCAGGTAGAAATATAGCCTCGGGTGCTCCTACATCACTAGAATATAAATTAGCAATTGATCCGGTTAACGTCAAGGTATTACCGCTACCTGATACATCTAATCCTATATAGAATGGATTGGTAACAGGAACATTACCTGTCGATCCTAATACACTATTATATAGTATCGCTGAATCTACTGTAGCAGAAGGTGTTCCCGTTGATGAGGATATTACTAATTCAAATTCTAATCTATCATTATTTGTACTATCAAAAAATAAATTATCTACTGAGCTGGCAAGAGCTAGGGTTCCGTTATTAGCACCGTTGACTTCAAATATATTACTTTCTAAGTATAATCCAGTACCACTGAGTTGTTTGCGGGTAACAGTAAAATTCGGACCTGGGTAGAAAATATTAACTTCATCTATTGTAAATCCTCCTTCAATAATATAAGGAATAGTGTCATTTATAAAGAGATCTTCAGTTTCTACTTGTATAGCAAAAGCATTTATACTTACAAAATATGTTTCTTGTATAAATCTATAGGGTGTTGCAGAAAAATAATTATTAGATCCTATAAACGATTTACCTGTAACAGATTGTATCTGCTGACCCCCGGTAGATCCGGTTTTAAATATTCTTAAATTAACTGTAACGACTTGACCTGCAGTTGCAAATGCTGTTAAATTAATATTATTGTTAAAAGAATAATATCCTGAAGCTGAAGGCTGGAAATAAGAGTTTGTTACTGCTGATCCGTTTAACTGACCTACTCTAAATTGATTAGTTGTAAAGTTATTTGCTTCTGAACCGGTCCTATATACGTTATATATACTTCTCCAAGTTTGACCGTTATATGATACTGACGCAGTAGAGTATGTTGAGCTGCTAATAAATCCTACCGGTGGAGTATAATAATAAAGATCTGTTCTATTGGTACCGTTAAGTATTTCAAAACTCATGGTAACAACTGATCCAGAAGTATATAGCATAGGTAAATAATCGTATCCTGCACTATATATGTTTTTTACTCCGTTACTTTTTAATTGATTACTATATTGTTTTGGATCAAATAAATCTACTGTTAATGTATCTTGTTTAAATATATTCTGCACTTCAAATAAATTTTTGTTGTTTTTATTTAAAGTAACAAAGTCACCGTTTCTATCTAGTAAATATAATAATGAAATTTGACTTCTATTATTAAAAAATGAACTCGTTGTTATACCTGAAAATAGTCCTAGCTTGTTAGTATAATAATTAATAGCAGGATTTTGTCCGTATGACTGATCACCTATATATCCTTCATTTGGTCCGGTATACGTATTATATAATAAACTACTTACTTTCGACCCTGTGTATCGAGAACTTATAAAGCTAAATAAGTTATAATTATAATCCTGAATTTCTGCAAAAGGCCAATAAGGTGAAGATAAGCCAGTATAGTCTATATCTTTAGATCTACTATCATATAGATCAAAAGCACCAGTTATTAAACTATTATTTACAGGAATATTAGGATTCGAAGAATAATCAATATCTAGTATAAATTTAGATTTAACACTAGAGGATACATTATTAAGTAATGGATCTAACGAATATGTTACATAGTATGATGATGTAGGAGTAGTAATACTAGATATACCATATTGTTTAAATTCTGAAGTAGTGGGTGTAAATTCGGTTCCTCCAAATTCACCAGTAAACGGTTGACTCTTATCAGTATAGCTTTTAGTTAATAATCCTAAAGATGAAGAAATATATCCTGTATAATTAGTATTTAAATCAAGTCCTTCCGGGTTAGATCCGGATATATCAATCATATCAATTGATTGACTATAATCATTAAAAGTAAATACAGGTTCGTTTCTTTTGTATTTAGATCTTTCTAAAATATGTGGTTTAACAATAATACCTGTTGATAGACTAGCTCTTGCAGGAACATAATCTTTTATCATTTTAAATAATGAGTTATCATAATACTTAATAAGTCTTACGAAATCCCATAATTTAAATGAACTTTGATATTTCTGGAAATAAGTTTTTCTTAGATTATCTAAATCAGAATAAGTATCTAAATATAGATCACTTGTACTTCCTATAAATTGATCGATATTAAAATATCCTAATTGATTTGTAATATCTTCATCTATTAAATCTGATGGAGAAAAACCTATTTCAATGTCATTAGAGTTAGGGCTTATGTCATCATTATATATTTGAATACTTGTATCTCTTGATAGTAGATTTTCTTCTAAATAATCTTGATTTACAACATTGACCTTATTACTAACTTTTTGATCTAATCCAGTAGATGGTGTAGCGATTAAATTATATCTCTGTTCGGAAACGAATGTCTTACTTCCTGATGATATAAAATACCCGTAGTTTATATTAACATTATTAACAGCTGACCCGCTTATAATAGATCCTATATTAGTAAATGCAGGATATGTTGGATTTACATAAAATGTACCACTTATTGCAGGATGAAATGAAGGCAGGGTTGATTTATATATACTATATTTTCTAAGTAAAGAGCCGCTATAGGGAGTAAATATACTTTGACTACCTGTAGGAAAATCTTTAGCATTACCTAGAGGTAATCTAAATACTAAATTAAATAATGAAGATGTTTCATTATTTCCTGTATATGAATTAATATTTTGAGCATGTTCAAATATTACACTGCTGGTTAATGGCTCTGACCAATATCTTAATTCTTTTATAAGACCTTGAAAAGATACTCCATTAGGTGCTAAAATTCCGCTACTAGAATATCCTCCTAATATACCTGATAATCTATCATTAGTAGTTGATGACCAGGCGTCGTTATAGCTAGAAGAGATAGATCCAGAAATATTAATTGATGCAGAAGCATTCCATCCAATATTTGACCCTCCTTCATAATTATATAAACTATTGGCTACATAAACATAATAATTAGCCTCTTGAGACCCGCTTACTCTTTCTATGGCAACTGTCCACCATAGGGTAGGATCGAAGAAGGGTAACGAGATTGGAGTAGTTATTTTATATCCGTTAGAACCACTTAAATAAAATCTTAAATTACCGTAATATTGATTATAGCTGCCAGTAATACTAGTTATAGGATTATATGATATATTAATACCTAGTGTAGGTTTATTAGAGGATAATCCGGTTCCGTTTATTTGAAATAATGATTGTGTATAATAGCTAGATTGTTTTGGATACCCTTCTATATTTCTAAAGCTAAACTCTATACTATTAGGAAAAGACGCGCTTCCTGAATCACCAGTACTTAGATAATTATACCTTGCTGGACCCCATGGTACTATAATATTATTAGATCCTGTATTATAGTACGATACTATATAATCATCTTGAACTAAATCTGGTGTAGATCGTAATTTGTCTGAACCTCCAAATTCATTAATTCTTAAAATAGTATCAGGAATCCCAAAGCAGTTTATTAATGCTCTTAATCCGGTTTTAGTGCCTTTTGTTTTTAAAAGATAAGGTATATTATGATATAATCTTTTATAATATTCTGATACTATATCGTCAGCTGGTAATGTATTAATAGAAGATGTTATATAATTTGTTATTACTTCTGAACCTGTTGGAGGTAAGTTTTCACCATCAGGCCCTACACCTAAAAGTGAATAGAATATATTATCGGATATACTAGTATTAGTATATAGTTTAATGCCTAATGATTTTAAAGCATCTGCTACTTCATCTTTTGATATACCTTTATCTAAATTATTTTCTGCATTATATCTATTAGTAACATCTTTTATGTATATCCATATATTATCAAAATGTTGACCAATCATATTTAAGAAAATTTGATATGGTTCATTATTAGGATCAGATTTTAGATATTCTGGAATTGTATTTATTAACCAATCTTTATTATTATAATCGTAAAGAGAAGCAGAATATAATATACTTTGAGTAGTGCTTGTTGGAACAGTATTGATTCCTCCTAGCCAGTTGCTTACTTGACTGCTAGTATAAGCATATAGTGAGTATGGTTTTGTATTATTTGATTTAGGCCAAGCATTTGAACTTGATTCATAATATAAATAATATTCATATCCATCGAATTTTTCTATTATATTATTAATCTTTGATTCTAGAGATGACTTACTACTTGATACTGTTATTGCGTTAGAAAATATACTATTTAGTGAATTGATATCTGAATTATACCCTTCTATTAATTGAATTTTATATGCAAAATTATTTATTCTTTCGTATGCAGAAGAGAAATGTATAAAATTATTAAAATTACTATAATCTACATTTATATCAATCCCTTTTTCATCTACTAGACTTTTTAACTGCTGGTATGATGTTAAAGAAGATCCAGTATAAAAACTACCTAATGTAATAAAATTAGTATTTTGACCTACTTTTTTAGATATCTCTATATTATAATTAGGACCTCTTAATTGATCTCTTGTTATAATTTGCTCGGCTGGAATTTGAATATCTACATTATATGTAGCTGGCTCTGCTAATTTATCTACTAGCCAAAAAGTATCTTTAGTTCCTAACTCTGCAGGAAGTGGTTCGTATAGTTTAATTAATAAATTAGCCTCCTCGTTATTAAGAGAATATAATAAGTTTACACCAATTAGTATTTTATTATCTCCAAAATTAAGATAGAAGTCTGGGTAATAATTTTTTGTAGATGAATTGAGACTGTATTCGTTAAAATAATTTAATAAATCATCGTTAGATAGATCTTGCCTATATACTCTTAATTCAGTTCTATCAGTAGAAATTTCATTTATCCAAAATCTATTATCAAAATTACTATTAAATATTTTCTTAAAAAAATTATAAGTAATATTTACTGCACCTCTATCATATCCCTCATTTAATACATCTTGATCGGGATTTAATAATACTATATTTCCAGATGCATTAACTGCATCAGTATTCTTAATAGAATAAGATGTTACGTTATAATTTGATGTTAATAGATTACTATTTAAATCACTAATAAAATACTCTATATAGTCATCTAATTCACCAAAATTCCTAGATATAATATTACTGCTAATTAAAGAAGTATCTTTATTATTATATTCTTGAAATTCCGGATTAGAACCTAGATAATTTATATTTGTTATTTCCATTATGTTAATTTAGATATGTCGATTAGACTTGTATTAGTATCTAATAGTTGTTGTCTCAAGCTATTAATTTCTTCTAATAATGCTTTTTCATTATCAGATATTACTGATCCTCCTAAATACTCTGTACTTCTTCTTACTAAATATTCATGAGTATTAACATCACCGTTAATAGGTATTTCAAAAAATAAACTTTCATATAGATTAAAGAATTCATCTACTGTTATATCTTGCAATACATCTGTTTCAACCGGATCTATTAGTTGTTTAAATTCTGTATCAACAACTCTAGTATATGTATTTTGACCGTATACCTCTCTATATAGATTTAATTCTTGTGACATTATCTTACTATTTTAAATAAAACATCGCTATCTACCACTACTTGTTCAGAATTGGGTAATACCGTCTTTACTAATAATTTATAAGTTCTTTCTGGTTCTAATCCGTTCATATATATAGTAAAGAAATTACCTGTTGAATCAGCACTAACTTTAGTATAGTTATTATCAAAATCAATAACCATTTCGGTTGTTTTATAATCCTGAACTCCCCAATAAGACGATGTGGGTAGGTATTTCCAATTTAGATATATAGAAGATGTTGTAAACTGTCTGGTAGGAAATTTATCTTTTGCTTTTAATTTAAATTTATAATTATTATCTTTTTTAAATTCTCCTAAATTGTTTCCTACGTTTAATATAAAATTATCGCTTGTAATTATTCCATTAGTATTACTACCAGTATTATAAGAAGAATCATCCCATTTAAATTCTAAACAAGGCGGATATATTGTATGTGTATCCATAGAGAAGAATTTTAGATCTATAAAAGAGCCAGTATTTAATTCTATCGATGATGAATGTTTTAATATTACACCGTAATTTATTGAACCGCTAAACCAATTACTTAGTATTGGAGTTACATTTATATTTAAATCTTTATCTGCAGTATAGTCGAAACTTTGGGTTGTTCTAAAGGATGAATTCCATGAACCTCCACCACTAGTAAATAAATAAGAAAAATTATTTCCTACTTCAGTCCATTTTGCAGAACTAGATATTGGACCTACAGTAGACCAGCATACTCCATTTGTAGTAACTGGGTTATCATTAAATTTTCCGGTACCCATTATAAAGCTTTGAGTTAGAGGAAAACATTCTATTGAGTAATTTTGTGATAAATTTTCTGCAGTAGCTAAAAATAATCTCAAATTAGCACTAAATGATGAACTATTAAAAGATTTTATAGTACTTATATCATTATCAGAAAATGAAATTAATGTTCTTCTTATATCATCTAATGTAGTTGATCCTATATTTTCAGAAGTACCCGCTATACTAGTATTATTTTTTACAGAAATTTCTAATATTTCATCTCTACCAGCATTCAAACTAGGGTATCTTGAATATATCGAAGCGTCTTTATTAGGGAATATTTTATATACTGCCATTTTTCTTTTTATTAAAATGTGACTATTCTACCTTGAATATCATTTTCTGGATTTTTAACTTCAAATATGCAAGGATCTAATGAAGGGTATATAACTTTATTTAATGTAGCTGATTTAATATCGTAAGAATATTTTGAATACCCTAATTCTTCTCCAGATAAATTATTTATTTCTATATTATTAATTGTTTGAATACCGTTAACTGAATCTAATAATGTATATAATTCTGATAATACTATAGGTTGGTTAATTTCCCATTTGTCTGTTTTAAAGTACTCTTTTAATAGATCAAGACATTGTAAAATAACATCTCTTCCTGAATAATTCGGTCTAAGTATAATATCAAAATTAACACCTATATTAACTATAAATGCATCTTTTATATTTATGCTATCTGTTAGCATTCTATATTGAGAGATATAGGTTTTAAGGTTTTCTTTTAAAGTTGTTGGTGGAGTTATTAATTGTTTATTTTGATTATATCCTAAAACATAAAGGCTAGTAGATAATGGATCAATAGCTTTATTACTAGTACCTGTTGTAGTATTATTATATGTTAATGTATCTTTAGTTACGAAAGCTTTAGATACTTGACCAAATTTTCCCGGCATGCTTAAAGCCAGAGCCATATAATCTTGCTGAGTTACTGCTCTCATTTGAGTAGGAAATTGCGCTAATGAATTAAATCTTATTTGTTCAATAGTATCTCCGTCACCTCCACCTACTGCTTGGCCTGGATTATTAACCTGTAATGATGTTAATACTTGATTAGCTAGAGTATTATCAACTGTTCCACCGTAAAATCCAGAAGTAAAGCTTACGACTGTATTAAGTTGGTTACTAGGAATATTTGCTTGCGTTCCTCCGCCAACAAGATATCTTACTGTTAAAGTAATATTAGATGGTGCTAACCCGTATGTTTCTGTAGTAGTAAAATTAGTAGGGTCAAATGCAGTATTAATTTTTGATAAACTATCTAATAATCCTATTCCTACAACACTATTATCAGGAATTATAGATTCTTCGGCGTTTTGATTTATTCCTGAGCCGAATTGTAATTCTAATGTATTATTTGATTTTATTCTTGTTGCAAACCTTCTAGGTACTTTTTTAAGCTTTAATATATAGGGAACATTACTTGCATCTGAACTATAGTTAGGGTCATTAAAACTTACATTTAATGTATCATCTAATATAGTGTCTTGAGCTAGAAAAGGAACTTCATACCATCTATTTCCATCGCTATCATATACATCTATAATTTCTATAATATTAGTATCTTCAATTATTGATGTTATAAATTTATCTGCAGATCCATAAGAAAAAGTTGCTGTTTTTACTTCTCCTGAGATAGCTTTTTTAGTTTTCTTTAATAAATAAAATAATGGGTCTCCAATCCCATCAAATGAATATATAGAAACATCGGTAAGATCTGATACATTAGAAGTTGCAAAGTTTATTTTATCCGGTATTAGAAATGAAGCATTTTTAATAATAGATGAATTAATCTGCATATTCTCGTTAATAACTAAAGCATAGTTATAATCAGGTGTCTTGTTTGTTGAAGGTCCAGTAGATGGAATAATTTGATATACATCAACATCTACTGTCGCAGCAGAGGTAACTTTAGGTTTATATCCTAGCATGTAAGCTAAGGAATATAGATTTTCTTTTTGTTTAGCGTACTCTAGAAATGTCTCCTGTAATTGGTTATCAAGATAAAAAGATAATACATCTCCAACATAAGCTGCCATTTCAATAAACATTGTTCCAGGCGATGCAGAAGAGAAATCATTATATGCTGTAGGAAAATATGCCCTTGCATACTCTATTAATGCTGATTTAAAATCAGTAAAATCCTTATTAAGGTATTTTATATCTTTTTTATTATCCATTTTGGAGATTTATATTTACTTCATCTACTATACCTGTATTAACAATACTATACGTAAGATATATATTGATTTGATTATCATCTGGTTGCGAGGTTATAAATATTTGATTAATATTAATATTAGGAAAGTTTATCTCTAAACCACTTCTAACACTCGCTTCTATATTCGCTATACTATCATTGTTTATATTTTCAAATAATAAACTTCTTAAACTGGCACCAAAATTAGTGTTAAAAACTCTTTCTCTTCTATCTGTTAATAGATAGTTAATAATATTAAATTTTAATTGATCTTGAGTAGTATATACAGTATTAAATACAGATTTAGAACTAAAAGGTAACGATACTCCGATACCGGTACTTGGCTGTAAATCTAGTGGATTAATATTTTTTATTTGATAGGCCATTATAATTGTCCTTTATTTTTCATATTTTTCATTAACGCAGAAAAATCTGGTACTGTATCTATTTGTACCTGAGTTACATCAGAAGCAGGTCTTGCATTTGCAAGCATTTGATCTACACTTTCTACAACAGGTGTTTCAGATGTATTATTTGTCATCATAGAAGGAAATCCTTGTGCTACACTACTGTTTCCATTAAATACAGTTCTATAGTCTTCTGAAGTCATGTTCATTTGAGTTTCGTTAAGTATGTCTAATATAGGATCTCCAGTAGAAGCTATTTTAGTTTTTTTACTTTTTGCAACTTCTTCTTTTAATGAATTAGTATATGTCTTAGTAATAGGTTTAGTTATATTCGTATTATTTTCTTTAATAAAGGAATTTAACTCTTCTCTAATTACTGTTCTAACTTCTTCTCTTATAATTTTTCTTAAAGCATCTAGTTTACTCATATATTATAAATATTTTGATTATAAATTTTTAGTTATTAACCTCTAGCTATTCTATCTTTTTCTAGTTTTTCTTGTAATTGTTTTATTTTATATTCAATTAAATCTCTAAGACCTCTTGATGGAGTTATTGATAATTGGCGTTTATATCTTACTATACTTTCTTCAATATTAGTTCTATCCTGAGCTGATAGAATATCTGGTGATGTATTATTCGCAGTAGTACCTGTATTAGTTGCGGTAGGTTCTGCTGATATAGTTAAGGAGTTGCTTACGCTATTATTAGGATTTATTTTACCTGTTTTAAGTCCTTCGGCAAGAGCTATTTTAGATGCTTCTACCTTAGCTCTTACTTTTCTTCTCAATCTTCTCATTCCTTTGATACTATCTAAGGCATCATCTAAATCGGTTTTTATTTCTAATTCATCAGCATCTTCTTGATCTAATTCTTCTATTGTAGCTAAATCTTCATCACCGCCGGTTTCTTGTAATATTCTATCTATTTCTGGATATCCAGTTCCACCACCGTATATTTCATCTACTCCTTTATTTTGTAATTTTAATTTTAACTCTTCAATTATAATTCTAGTATCGGTTGCAAATGTAAGATCAGTTTCAGCAATTAATACACCGTTATTATCCAATGCAATTCCTTTTCTTCTAAGTAATGTTTTACCTCTATCTACTAATTGTTCTTCCTGTATCGAAAGAATATATGGGCCATATGTAAGTTCTTGCTTATTATCAACTGATTGAAATAATGAACTGTATGTATCTAATTCTTGTATAGATGATATTATTTTACTTCTAGCTTCTTTAATTTGATCTATAAGTGGTGAATTATCAGTTGAATTGCATCCTTCTAAATTAGTTTGTAATATTTGTAATTGAGTAGATATATTTTGTAATTTAAATATTATTCCGGCGATTATTTTATATACTATTTTTATTAATTGTGAAATTTGTTCTATAGCTTTTATAGCTTTTTCTAATTCTACGGTAACTTTTGATTTTACACCATCTAATACTGAAGTTACACTATATGTTCCAAATATTAAAG